GACTTATTGCATATGCTTTCTTACAGTTAACAATATTGTTAATTGACTGTTTTGATACACCGTACTTCACAGCAAGTTCTGTTTGATTAAGTTTATCAGAATTTTGTCGAATTTCAAATACCTGAGCATCACTAAATTTCTTTTTTGCTTTGCTCATTTTTTGTTTTGCCTCTTCTGAAATTATACGTCCTTTCTGCGCTTTGCTCATTTTTTGTTTAGTTTCTTCTGTATTCTTTCTTCCGACCATAGACTCTCTTTTTTTATCAGACCATTTAAGCCCAACTCGTGATTCACTTTTTTTCTTTAATGTTTCTGGGCTTTGCTTCTTCCCGGTATTAATTCTACTTAGATGGTTTTTCATCTCAAGGGTCATTCTTTTTTTCTGAGCTTCACTAATTTTTTTACGAGTTTCGTCATAAATAACTGAGCTATTTCCACCTGTTTGTAAATTATAGCCATTTGGTGCCATTGTATTAAATTTCTTAATAGCATTAACCTCAGCAGTATTTACTATTGTTGTTAGTTCTTCATACGTGTTTGCTTCATATTTTTCAATAATTTGAATATCAAATGATGTTATGCCGTGTTTTTTAATAGCATTGTGAAGAAAGTCATCAATATTATTACAATTAGAATGTTCACACCAACGTTTGTTAAGTATTTTATCATGCGTATTAACTTTTTTCCTAATCCTTTCAAGCTGACTACTTCGTGATAATCCGATGTACTGTAAGTTATTTTTACAGTTCGATATCTTATAAATAACACCAAGAAATTGCATTGTCTTTTAATATGCAGCTATTCTAGGTGCATTGTTCCATTTTCAAATTGAAACTATGAATTCCCATCTAAGGTATTCACAGATTTTTTTCCAGATTTGGTCATGTGAGATTAGACGGTCTCTCGACTTGAGGAGAGGGAAGTAGACCTTGTACTCGTCCAACTCCAATAGTTCAAAAAACTTATACAAGATGTAGGAGTAGGACAGGAAGTTTGTTCTGTCATTTGGGCAGTAAAGCAAGAAGGGAGCTTGAATATCGCTGAACATCGCGCGGATTTTCTCTTCAATCTCTGGCGTAATGGTCGGTGGGGGATTGCCGTTAAGTCGTGATACGATGTGTGCTGCATGTTCGTAGTATTTACTTCTGTTTAACTTCTTCAGAATTTCTCTGATATCTTTTTCGCAAAGTTCCGCAATATTTTGTATGCGCTGTTTCTTAATTTCGCATACAACCTCATTCGTAACCTCCTCAGGAATAATTGTACTTTCCTTAGCCTGGAACTGATTCAGAATCTCATTCAGATGGTTAATCTTTTTGTACGCATAATTATTTCGTTCCTTCGGTGGGTCTCTGAAAGAAGGAAAATCAGAAACAACCATCATATACTCTTCAGACCCACAACTCGGGCAAACTAAAACTCCTTCAGCAGCAACTTCTTCGCGTGCAACATTACATCTAGAACAATGCTCTGTTTCTGTATTCTCTTCAGGCTCAACTCCAGAGCCCATCTTCATTCTAGAAATGTACTCATCAAACATCTGCTTACGCGAAGGACCTGTCTCAACCTGTGCAACGGGAGCAAGATACTTCATGAAGGTATTGTTATCAACATGCCGGGCTGGCAATGATGTACTTTCTGCTTGACCATAATACTGAAGCATCAGGTCTGCGTTCTTTGAAAAATATTTAATGACCTGGTCTCCTGTTTTTAGTTCAGATTGCAGAGTTCTTAACTTATCGTGCTTTTGGGCAAGTTTCATGATATTCTCCATAGATGTATCCGATTCTAGCGCATTGATTTCTTTTTCTAGAACAGCGATTTGAGTGTTCAATGAATCTTGGTTGTCGTTTGAATCTCGCAATGACTGAATAACCGATTGGTGGACCGAGTCCAGCGTTCCGCCAATAGATTCCTGCTTCTGCTCCCTACTCTTTTTTAATCTGAACATTGAGTCCGTCATTTGATATGTTAAAGGTTTCTTGTTAAAATAACTAAAAGCACAACTCCAAGAACTACCGGAACAACAGATACTCCGGAAGTAAATCCTTCCTTTCCTTTTACACACAACGAGTTATCAACCTTTTTGCAAATGGCTGGGTCAAAATCTGGAGATAAAGAAGGAGTCAAAAATTGAGATTCCTTTCCGCCAGATGTAGGACATGTATAACAATCGCAACTGGGAGTTGAATCTGCAGCCAGAGCAGAAAAAAGATTCACTGGGTTCAGACCTCCAATATCTTGTAACATTCCTGGAAGAAGACCATTGAAATCAGATGCAACACCCCCTAGGTCATTTCTCATAGACTGTGGAATTAGATTTCTTCCATTCGATATGTTATTGATATAGTTATACCGTGATTGTATAGAATTATCGGATGGTCTGCATGTTGCTCCAGTATTAACGAAATATTGATTACCTAGCGCTGGTCCTGAAATCATGTACTTAACGTATTCAATAACAGCACCAGTGTTTCTACCTACTTGAGAGAAGGTTCCTTGGGTTCCTACACCTAAAGCGCTGGGTCCTCTGATGTTTTCAGCATAACTGTATTCTGGTCCCATGATAGCTCTAGTGGCATTTGCTGGTTTTGCCCGAAGGTCATCCCATACCTCGTTCTTACCTAGGTTCGCCATTATACTAGAGTGTGAAATAAGGTATTGAAAATAAAAGCAAGTACTACTGAAGCACCAGAGATAACCGCCGCGCCTGTGTACGTTAGAAGACCTCCATCACCGCGAGTATTTGGTACATATGGGAGAAGCATATCACGAGGCTTGGCAAGTGACATGATGAATACCGCCATAAAGAATGAAAGGTAACCTAGAAGATTGCGAAATGAACCGCGAAGAATTGAGAATTGTTGAGAATAATCCGTGAACTTCTCTTTAGGAGCATTGACTGTGTTTAAGGGAGTGCTAAATGGGTCTCCTCCACCAGTGACCATTGGCTGAAACGCGGGAGATTGAACGGGTTGACCTCCTAGAAGTTCGGATAAATCAGTGGCGCCTTCCATTGTTTATTTATTGCGAGGTATTTCACACGAGGCATCCTCCACGCGATAATTATAACATTTTCCATCGGCCTTGACCTCTCTTCCTTCAAATTCCGAAGGACTTAATGCTAGGGTACGCCCGTATGGAATTGGTTTATGGAACATGATAACCATCAAACCAAATCCAATAATGAATGAAAATAACGTAATTGCATTCTTATTCTTCATGAGTTTCTCTATCATCTTACTAATACATTGAGAGAAACCGCAGCATCCGAACAAGGAACTGGCTCTGCCTTAATTCGGACACACCCTGCCTGAGTCTTAAAAATTCCAGGGTCATTCGGTGTTGGAACTGCAGGTATGTCTCTGCATGGAGGCTTGAAAACTGCTACGGCAAAAAATCCTGTAACAAGACCTCCTATAAATCCTAAAACAGGGTCCATTGTATTTCTGTCTTATTTTAATGTCTGACCATTCTGACCAGGCGTACACTGACTGCCGCAGACAAACTTCTTTTGAGTAATCTGATTGTACGGAGCAGGACCACACGGAATAGACCCTCTATATTGTATTCCTGTCATTGCGCGGATGTTTGTGTCTTGGACCTTGAAGGTTTTTCCTAATGTTTCTGACTGTTGTTTATAGAGCCAAGCAGAAGCAGTTCTCATTTCTTTAGTTTACGCGATTTTTTAACGACTGGCATTGGTTCTTCTTTTAGTTTTTCAAAACTCTGCCGCGCTTCCTCGATTGACAAGCCCCGATATACCACCTCTAATTTCAGTTTGAGGAACTTGTCTATAGTCGGTTTCTGGGACATTTCGGACTGCATTTAACCATGGTTGCGGTTTAAATTCTATATTTTCCTTTTGGACCTGCGTCCCGTGGCTACAATATAAAAAATAAACAAATCCGCCGACGACGATTATTAGTATTACGATATTAAAGACCATTGAGTACCATGAGTCTCTAATTTGCCCAGACTTGATTAAGTTTCCTTCAACACGAGAATACGTGTCTTCAACTAAATGAAACATCTCTTATGATATACAAGAAGTTAACATGGCCGTACCTACAGCAATCGCTCTTGTCACAGCGGCGGCTGCTGGATTTGCGGGTTCTAAACTTTCAGGAATGTTATCAGTTACCCCAGATGAAGAAGTACCTATGGCAGAAGCCGTTAAGGACTCAGCGGAGGCTATTTTTCAAGCAGATACTGCAAAACAGGAAACTGCTCCTGTAGAAGCTACCCCAATATCCGCCGAACCGGCAATCGAGGTTCCTTCAGGTAATCTAGAACCCGTGAATATCCCTACCCAATTGATACCCGAAGGTCCACCAGTCCTTCCTGGAGTTTCTTCGGCCGATGTTCCAAGACCCCCAGATTTACCGATACCAAGTGTTGAACAGGCTGGTGGCGCAGTTGGTAATCCTCCGTGGGGTGAAATAACAGGAGAGCTCGAGGTTCCTGGTTCTCAGACAGTTGGAAATGTTGTACAGTCAATCAAGACAGCAATAAATCCTAAGAACCTTCAGATATCATTGACCAGTATAAATGAACAACTCGAAACAGCACGCTATTCTTACTATACGCTAACTGAACGCATCTCAAAACTTGCTGAATTTTATAGAAAAATACTAGAAAAGTACTCTATTATCGAATCAGATTATGAATCATACAGACTACAGTCAGATGCTGCTAAGAGACGTATTGCTAAAATGAGGGAGGGAAAGAAAGGTAAGGATGACCCAGAAATCAAAAAACTGAACGATGAAATCCAAAAAGCTCAAAAGGATAAAAATGATGCAAAGAAGGCTGAATTAGAAAAGAAGAAGAAGGACCTTTTAGAGAAAGATGAATCTTCGTTTGAAGACGAAGTTAAGTTTATTGATGGAAAGTTCAAGGAATTCAATAAGAACCAACTTCTTGAGAAAAACAAATTAGATGAAATCAAACTTCAGAAGGAAAAAGTTGAGTATGAGGTTTCAGAGGCACGTAAGAAGATACCAGAGCTCGAAGAGAAGATTAAGACTCTGACTAAACAGAGCGATGAAATCCTGAAACAAATAGAACGAGTCAATCAGAAACCCGTAGAATATCCTGCAGATTGGGATATTCGTCGCGGGAGATATGCTGAAGCAGTTAAGTCATTTACTATTGCTGAAAATAGAGTGAAGGCATTCTATTCAGAAAACATATTACCTCTTCAGTATGACTTAGAAAAGGATTCTAAACTAGAAGCACTCAAACCCAGACTTGATGGACTGAATCAGAAACTTAAACTAGCGCAGATTGAACTTCAGCGCGCACGTGTTGGCCTCACTGCTGCTGTTAAGACAAGAGAAGTACAGGCTAACTCAGTTTTCAGTGATTTTGTTGAAAGTATGAAGGAATTGCTAGGTGCTGAGTATGACAAGCAAACTCTTTCTCCTGCGTATACTGACCTAACTAATGCTCTTAATTTATCCAAACTTGCTGAGAAGAAGAGTATCCAGGATACCGCAAATATGTACTATGAAATGGCATCACTTTCAAACCCTTCTGATTTTCTTAGAAATCTTGATACATTTTTAACCTTTTTCAAGAAAATCCAAGGTGAGCCAGTACTTCAGACGCGTGGATTCGGCTCACCAACTAGCAAGGTGCGGGAAGGCAATGTTCTAGTTTCTGACCTTGTAAGAGATTTTCTCCTCAGATTAGGCGATTCGTATACAGTAGGCTCAGACGCAGCGGGCGATAGTGAATTAAACAGAATCAAAGCAGGTGTTAAATCAAAAGTAGAAACGTTTACAAATGAACAATTAGGCCGTATCTCAGATGGTCTTGTGAATGTAAAGAATGCTCGAGCAGAAGCCAAAAAGATTGATACTGGAAAGACTTACAAGAGTGTAGTAGAATTAGAAAACATCTTAAAGGCGTTATTTGGTAATCGGCCTAACCCAGAACAGAAATGCGTAACCATTCTTCCGGAAAGTACCTATAATGCGTTTGCTAAGAACATTTTTGACAATTCTGGAAATCAAGTAGGAATCCTAGATGTTCTAAAACGTGAGAGTGCTGCAAGACAAGCCTTCTTCGAGGATATTGGATTTACAAAACTATCTACCTACAGAGATGTCGAATATGTTAAGGGTCTTGTTCATGAAGAAAGACTGCGCGCAGAGGCTGCTGTCCCAAGAGATAATGCTAAGGTCTCTCTTCTGACAGATGAAGACACCTTTCTTGATACTTCTGCTACAACTGCTATCAATAGCGAAGAACTTGCAGAGGCTAGACAGGATGCTATAAATAAAGGAGTTAATCTGGCAAGAGATGCTCCAACACCCGAAGAAATAACAAGTGCTAAAGATGATGCAGTTCGCGCTGTTTCTAAAGATGTTGCTATTTCACCCATTATTACAGCATTAATCACTAAGGCTCTTCCTCGTGGAGGATTACCTGGTGGTGCCGGTCTTGAAGTGTATACTCGCGCGAATAATTTAAGAGCTCAAGCAGAACCCCTTGTTATTGCGGCAAATAAACTTACAGTATTTACACCGATTACACAGACAGGTGTAGCGCAATATCAAGCACTTGTAAACGCATTTAATCCTCTTGTCGGACTTCTAGACGATGAGATTCGATTTCCGGATGTGGTGGCTGGAAAAAACTATGATACTCAAGGATTTCAAGATGTATTTGCTAAGGTATCTGCATCATATGTGATGGCTAGAAACCTAGCAGAACGAATCCCTTTATATAAGGATGCTTATGCGGTTTCTAAGGTGGCCTTATTGACTGAACTAGCATTGAAAGATGCTAACAATGCTGAATTTGACCCTAGCAAGTTTAAGAGACTTGTGACGGATTACAAGCAGAAACGTTCGACTCTATCAGAAAAGGCTGTATTAACTGCTAGAGCAGTTGCTCAGTTTAATATAGATTTGTATGGTTATGCGTTTGCGCTATTTTTGGATGACATGGGAGAGTCAATTAAGGCAACCGCCGCCTCCAAGAGGTCTGCTGCCCCTGCTGCTCGTGCTCCTCCTGCGGCTGCCCCTGCTGCTCCTGCTCCTACTCCTGCTGAAGTAATTCTGTATGAAACTGTCAGAGATATAATAGATTCAACACCACAGATAAAGTCTGATACAGAACGTGTGCGAAGTGAGGCTAAAAAGGCCGTTGACAGATATCATGCAGAATTGGCTCATGCCTATGCAAAGAGTCTTAATATGGCGCCTAACTTTGTGCCATTCTTTGTTATAAATTCAAAGTACGGCGTTCCTATACGATTAGAAACTGCTTCAAATAGGTGTATTTTACCTTCAAACATTGGAGCAGGAGATACACAGATTGCTAACATAACTGCTATTTTTAAGGCACTGAGTAATACTCTTCTATTATCTCGCTCTGGAAACGCATTTCAGAATCTAGTTGCTGAGCTGGAGAATAAGAAGTTAATCCGGCCAGGAGTAGAGCCGATTAAGGTTGTTCATAAACTCGATGATATCGGAATAGAGGGAGCAGAAGGATTAGTAGCGACCTATGTTTCATCAGATGAGAATAACTTAGTAGAAGTATTGCTTTCATTTATTAGCGAGAAGTTCAGGTCTATTCCGTACAATCAGACAATTGCAGGCCGTGACTCTAGAGTTCAGGACGCCAGAGAGGCTTATGCAAGTGCTGCAAAGGTAGAGATTATGAAGGAGCCAGCTTTCAAGGCTATTAAGGATATGACACCAGAAAACTTCTTTGAGGCTGCTGCTGCTACGTATAGACAGAATTTTGTAATCATAAAAAGAGGTTCAGGTGGAGTCATAACAAAAACTCCAATCAACTATAGCAGTGCCCCTGGAACTAAGACAGGAACTGTATTACAGGTCGGCAGTGTATTCTATCCTGTGCGGTATGGTTATGTAGACCTTGCGCCAGAAAACAGAGTTGAATATGGCGGTGCTCTGAATTGGCCGAAAGTGCATAAGACTCTTGCATGGAGACGTACGAAGCCAACACGCTACACTCGCCGAAAAATATAAGTTGATTTAAATAATGAGTACCAGACGGAATAAACGTCTCGGCAAACGAACCACCGCTCGGTATATTGGTGGTGCTAAAAATCCAGCAGCACGAGCAGCAGCATCAGCAGCATCAGCACGAGCTGAAAGAGCAGCTGCTAACCGTCGCGCTAAGGAGGCTGCTGCTAGAGAGGCTGCTGCTCGTGCTGATGCTGATGCTGCTGCGGCTGCTCCTCCTCCTGCTCGTGCTGATGCTGCTCCTCCTCCTCCTGCTCGTGCTGATGCTGCGGCTGAGCCTGCTGCTCGTGCTGATGCTGCGGCTGAGCCTGCTGCTGCTGATGCTGCGGCTGAGCCTGCTGCTGCTCCTCCTCCTGCTCGTGCTGATGCTGCTCCTCCTCCTCCTGCTCGTGCTGATG